ACCCAAGGGTTTGCCTATGAAGGGTAGCCGTACTGCTACTAACATGATGAAGAAATCTTCAAGGGGTAAATAATGGCATCTTTAACTACTCCTGTTACAGTCCTTAATGCTGTTGTTGCGGCTGGTGCATCTACAGCAGTTCAAGCTGACGCTGGTCAACCAGCATTCTTGCAAGTTTCAGGAATCACTACTGCAACTGTGGCATTTCAAGGCAGTTTAGATGGTACAAACTGGTCAACTATTGGTACTGCTTTAACAGCCAATGGCATTGTGACTGTCCAAAATGCACCAAAATATTTGCGAGCAAACGTCACTGCTTGGACTTCAGGCTCAATTACAGCCAAAATCCTGTACTAAGGAGTAATATTGTGAAAAAACCCACAATGGCTCAGAAGAAGGTTGGTAAGGTAATGCGTGAATACAAGGAAGGTACTTTGCATTCAGGTAAGGGCGGTAAGGTTGTAAAGAACCCTAAACAGGCAGTTGCCATTGCCTTGTCTGAAGCTGGTATGTCCAAGCCTAAAAGGAAGATGAAATGAAGCAAGGACTCTACGCCAACATTAATGCCAAACAAAAGCGGATAGCCGAGGGTTCTGGCGAGAAGATGCGTAAAGTAGGAAGCAAAGGTGCGCCTACTGCTGAAGCATTTAAACAAGCGGCAAAGACTGCAAAGAAGCCTAAAAAGGTGAAGTGATGAAATCTCCAACTTGGCAAACAAAAGCTGGTCAAAATCCAAAAGGCGGCTTGAATGCCAAGGGTAGATCATCTTATAATCAGGAAACTGGTGGCAATCTGAAGCCGCCAGTAAAGTCGGGGGATAACCCTCGCAGAGCAAGTTTCTTGGCTCGCATGGGTAACAATGATGGCCCTGAGTACAAGGATGGTGAACCAACAAGACTGCTTCTTTCGCTCAAAGCATGGGGTGCAAACTCAAAGGCTGACGCAAAGGCAAAAGCTAAAGCTATATCCGCAAGGAACAAAGCAAAGGCTGGAAGCAGATGACCTATTTAGAACTTGTAAACGATGTACTCGTAAGGTTGCGTGAGACAACAGTTTCTACTGTTTCCGAAACATCTTATTCTTCACTGATTGGCAAGTTTGTTAATGATGCCAAGCGTCAGATTGAAGATGCTTATGCTTGGAATGTTCTAGGCACTACCATTACCCTATCTACTACTGCTAACACATACTCTTATTCTTTAACTGGTGCTGGTCAGAAGTTTCAAGTTGTTGATGTTATCAATGTCACCAGCAATGTTGGCATGAAGAATATTGATTTTGCTTCAATGAATCGTAAGCAGAATTTCTCTACTCCTGTCAGTGGCATTCCATATGAATACGCCTTTGATGGCGTTGATGGTAACTACGACACTAAGGTAACTATTTATCCTCGCCCTGATGGTGTTTATAGCATCCCATTCAGCCTAACAGTGCCACAGGCTACCTTGACATCAGATTCAACTGTTGTGGCTGTTGCTGACACTTTGGTGGCTCAGAATGCCTATGCTCGTGCATTAGTAGAGCGTGGTGAAGATGGTGGACTGTCCTCCTCAGAAGCATACCAGTTATATAAAGCTATGTTGTCCGACTACATTGCTTTGGAAGGTACTCGCTACCCTGAGAATCAGGAGTTTGTGGCAGTATGAGCCAAGTAATACAAACCTTTAGCGTTTCAGCGCCAGCACTTTATGGTCTGAATACGCAAGATTCGCCTCTTGATCTTGCGGCTGGATATGCTTTGGTTGCGACAAACTGCATCATTGACCAATATGGTCGTATGGGTTCACGCAAAGGTTGGTCTAGGGTTAATGCGTCTAGTGGAGACTTGGGTGCTAATGATGTAAAAGTCATCCATGAGTTAGTCCAAGCCGATGGCACTTTGACTGTATTATTTGCTGGAAACAACAAGATATTTAAGTTGAGTTCTACTAATACAGTTACTGAACTTACCTATGGTGGGGGGGGTACTGCTCCAACTATTACCGATAGTAATTGGCAGTGTGCTTCTTTGAATGGCATCACATACTTCTTTCAATCTGGTCAGAATCCTTTGATTTATGACCCTGCTGTTAGCACTACGACATATCGTAGAGTTAGCGAGAAGACAGGTTATGCAGCTACTGTTCCTGATGCAAATATTGTTATATCAGCATTTGGTCGTTTGTGGGCGGCAAATACAACATCAAATAATGCTACTGTTTACTTTAGTGATTTGATTTCAGGTCATGTATGGTCTACAGGCACTGCTGGTAGCTTGAATGTAAACAATGTTTGGCCTAATGGTGCTGACCAGATTACTGGTTTGGCTGCTCACAATGGCTTCTTGTTTATCTTTGGCAAGCGTCAGATTCTTGTTTATGCTGGTGCTACTTCGCCATCAACTATGACATTGAGTGACACTGTTGAGGGTATTGGTTGCATTGCAAGGGATAGCATTCAGACAACTAGCACTGATGTGCTTTTCTTGTCTAACTCTGGTGTTCGTTCTTTGATGAGAACAATTCAAGAGAAGTCTGCACCTGAGAGAGACTTGTCTAAGAATATTCGTAATGACTTAATGACTATGATTGCTGGTGAGACACTGGCAAACATTAAGTCCGTTTATTCTGAGCGTGAAGCATTTTACTTGTTGACTACACCATCTACAAATGTTGTTTTTTGTTTTGATACCAAAGCCTATTTGCCTGATGGGGCGGCAAGAGCAACGACTTGGGACTCTATAACACCAACTGCTTTCCTATCTCGCCGTGATGGTACTTTGTACATTGGCAAGAATGGATATATTGGTTTGTATAGTGGTTACCAAGACTACCAATCTTCATATCGTATGTTGTACTACACGAACCATGCAGACCTTGGTAATCAGAACCAAACTTCTATTTTGAAGAAGCTGTCTATTGTGGTTATTGGCGGTACAAACCAGACTGTTACCTTTAAATGGGGATTTGACTTTAAGACAAACTATTTGTCTAGTAATGATTTGATTCCAAGTCAGGGAGAGTCATATTATGGTATTGCTGAATATGGTTCTAATGCGACTGTAATTGCACAATACTCTGATGGTATTGCATTGCAAACTTTAACTGTTTCTGCATCAGGAAGTGGTAAAGTTGTTCAAACAGGATATGAAACAGACATCAATGGCTCTGCTTTATCTATTCAAAAGATTGAAATTCAAGCCAAAAATGGCAAAGTAAGTTAAAGGAAATATCATGTCCAATTACACCAAATCAACCAACTTTGCCACTAAAGATGCTTTATCTTCTGGTAACCCTTTAAAGATTGTTAAAGGTACTGAGATTGATACTGAGTTCAATAACATTCAAACTGCTATTGCAACCAAGGCTGATACTGCAAGTCCTACATTTACAGGCACTGTTGTAATCCCAACTGCAACGATAGCTACTGCAAATATTTCTGCTGGTACTATTACTGGCATTACTGATTTAGCTGTTGCTGATGGTGGAACTGGTGCTTCTACTGCCGCTAACGCAAGGACTAACCTTGGTTTAGTCATCGGTACAAACGTACAGGCTTGGGATGCTGATTTAGATACATGGGCTACAAAGACTGCGCCAAGTGGTACTGTTGTTGGTACAACCGATACGCAAACACTGACAAACAAGACATTAACAAGTCCTAACATTGGCGGGACTCCTGTTATGAGCGCTAGTGTTATTTCAACTGGTACTGCAATTGCTTCTACCAGCGGAACAAGCATTGATTTCACAAGCATACCAAGTTGGGTGAAGCGTATTACTGTGATGTTTGCTGGTGTAAGCACCAATGGCTCAAGCAATTTAATCATACAAATTGGAACAAGTGGAACACCAAAAACATCTGGTTATCTTGGTTCTGCTGACACATGGTCAACTGGCATTAATGCAACACTTATAACTACTGGATTTGGCTTAACGAGATCAGTTACTGCCGCTAGTGTATTGAGTGGTAATGTAATTATTACAACATCAGGAAGCAATGCTTGGTCTTCTTTTGCAATGCTTGGAAGTTCAGAAGCCGCATTTATGCACGTTGGTGCTGGTTCTGTTTCACTTTCAGGAACATTAGATATGGTTCGCATTACAACTGTAGGTGGTTCAAACACTTTTGATGCTGGTTCAATCAACATTCTTTACGAATAAACATGATGATGCAAGACCCAGAATTCCGCATTACTCATCATTTCAGTGATGGGTTGTATGCCAAAGAGTCATTCTTCACGGCGGGAATGGCGATCATGAAGCATACGCACAACTTTAGTCATTTGTCTATTTTGGCTCATGGCAAGGTTGCTGTATTGCGTGGTACTGAGATTGATATTGTTTCTGCGCCAGCTTGCATTGAGATTGAGGCAGGTGTGACTCATGGAGTTAAAGCGATTACTGATTGTGTTTGGTTTTGCATTCACGCTACAGACGAGAAAGACTTGTCTAAAG